CCGTTTTGTACAAAGTTTCCCCACACCCCGGCGCATATGAATATTAGAAGTGGGGCTATTAGATTTTCACGAACCCATACGATGGTGGTCTTCATTTTTTGCGCCCAAAGGTATCTAAAATTGTTTTTATAAATAGCATAAAGTTATATTCCTTTTTTATTAGATACTTCAGCACGACGGTAATTAATAAAATTAAAATGTATATTTTTAACTCGCTTTGTCCCTCCATTTTCCGCCCCCAACACTAAAAGTGATATTTGCAGAAATAAAACCAAAGTACTTAAAAACCAAATAATCTCTTGATTTATATTATACTTAATAGCAACAAGCCCGATTATCATGCGAATCGGGTACATTAATGCTATTGCATAAATTAATTCATTATTGCGAACGTCTATAAAACCAATTCCGTTTCTTTTGGTCTTTAACACGCAAACAAAAAAGCAAAAAAACATCATGTGAGAGTGAATTTCTTGCTGATTTAAATAGCTAAGCAACAGCCCGAAAAATAAAGAAAATATTACAGCTATTGAACAACTCGGGTTTGATTTCATGCTATACATTGCAGAACAAGCGACAATAATAGATAAGAATATCTCAAACGGGCTGTAGATCATCTTGAAACTATTCCAACTTTCAAATATTTATAAATGAATGTCGTTATAGTACCGTAACCTTTTTCTGTCATTTTTTCTGCTGATTTCATGTGAGCTTTACTAACAAGATTTAAAACTGAAGCTTGAGACTCTCGCAGTAACGCTTTAATTTCGTAAGCTTCCAAATTATCTGTAGGAACACCATCGGAATTCATATCAATTATAGATTGATCGATGCACGATACAGCTTTATCTATAAAGAAATTGAAAAACCAAACTGCTTTCGATAGCATATAGCCAACCATTATTTGACTGAAAAGCGGTTTTTTGCCTGCGCCAGTGTGCGGCATTTCATGAAGAAGCTTTTTAGCTTCGCCTTCATCTATGTCTATGTAATTTGTCATGTTTAGTTATTTCGATATTCCATAAAATCGCAAGTCTGATCTTGAACTTGAGAGCTATTACCCGCGTATTGCTTAAGCTGAACTATTTTAAACTGCCAGTCACCATCTCCATTGTAGTGGGCGTTTGTGAGACTTACAGGCTTAAAACTGCATTCTAAGCGCGTAGTATTTGCGCCATCCGATGTAGATTGCAATCGGTAAACGGTCTTGAGTGAAGTCCAAACGCTAGAGCTATTCATATATTGAAGCGACAGAATTATACCGTAGTTTGCCTCTGCCTCTTTGTCAATAAATACATAGCCTCCAGTTTCGAGTCTTAACGTTGATGAGTCAGAGCTTGGAACAATTACAGCTTCAGCACTAGCATCATAGTTTGTTGATACCGAGTTACTTACGGTAATGTTATATGCGCCGTCGTTAATCTCAACATAGCCCATTTTATAAATTGTCGTAGCACCTGGTTTTACTTCTTCATGTGTTGCGATACCGTAAACAATTACGGGGCCAGACCACGTCACCGCAGCGCCGCCGTTGCTGGTTGATATTCGCCGATCAATATTCATCGTGTCGCCTGAGAGCGTATAAGTAACCTCTAAATTCTCCCACTTATGATCCGATGTATTGTCTAGCGCTTCAACACGAACTTTAGTGGCCGCGCCGTTCGCGGTTGTAACCGCTGTATCATCATGCTGGAGCGAAGTTAATAGCGCCGCCGAGAATAGCTGGGAATTAGGATCTACTGCCCCGAGGGTTATTGTCGAACCGCTTATGGTTGCGTTCTGTCTTGCTGATATTGTGCTTACTATAGCCATGCTCTTAACTCTATTAAATTAGCTGAAACGCTATTGAAAGCGTCCATTGTTGTTGTTGATATGTTCCAATTTGCTACCATCCATTTTTCACAAGATGATAAAGAAGGGTCATTTCTTACTAAAATGGGATCATCACCCGCGAGCGCGTCCAGTTGGTGCAGCTTACTTATATCAGCATCAGCTAAAAGAACAAACGGCAAATTAAATGATCTAAGCTTGCTTGAGTTTCTGGCAAAACTGAATGTTTGACTCTGTGAAATATTTCTCTCTGTTGCTAGCTCAAAGTCTGCGCCATTTTGATAGTCGCGAGAAGGCTCTATAAATTTCAAAAATGGAAATATTCCCGCAATTGATATATCGCCCGTTATCCCTGTTATTTGAATTTCAATCTTTCGCGGGCTTAACTCAGTGAATGATAAAATCTGGTGCGCAGTTGTTCTCGGGTATGTTTCGACTGTTTGAGATATCGACTCGGTGCCGATACTCGCTCCGCTAGAGTTCTTGAAATCAAGATCAAAAGTTAATCCGGTTGTTTGAGTAATTCCTAAAATCGCAATATGATCAACAGCAACATCAGCACTGTAATTGATCTCAATATCGATTGTAGTATTAGACGAGCCGTAAGTCTGTTTTGAATTTATGGTTGGGTATGCAGTGCCGTCAAACGTTAAATCTAAAACATTCTCGTTTGCTAGTTTGTAAAATATTACGCTAGACATAATTATCTACCAAAATCTCAGTATTATCACCAACCTGCATCACGTTTTTTATGTGAGATATGCCGACACTCAAATCTGGGTGGGTTATTACGCCGACCATATTTGTTCTAAGCCCTAAGCCTTGGCCAATAATTTGCATAGAATAAGGCTCTCGTTCTACCGCCTGTCGTCCGACTAGTGATGCCAATTGTGCCGCTGCCGCCTCGCCTCTGAGCGGCGTTGGTAGTGTAAAAACCTCGGTTGATACGCCCAGAGAATTAAAATCTGTCACTGTGTCGCTATCCGCAGGCGTTCTATGATTGTAATCGATTAAAACATTGATTCTACTCGCACCAATCTTTGTTGTTCCGTACTGAATCGAACCCGCTATAATTTGATCCGCTGTTATATTAAAGTCGTTATTGCTGCTTGCGTTACCGTCAAAATCTAACGGCTGCGCATTATATCGACGTTCTAGTGTCATATCCTCGTCAGTTAGATTGGTTTTTTCGATGTAATCGAGCGGCGCTGCAATATCTCTTATTTGCTGTATCGATGTTTTTTGAGTATCCATGTAAACGCCTATTGAATCACCAACGATACTTGATGTTAGCGTAATTCCTGCGGCCGTTGCTATCGACTGACAAGCTGCTACTGAATTCTGACTAGCTGAGGTTCCCACGGCATCTAACACAAAACCGCTCATGAACTCAGGATATGCTACACCGCCCGTATCGTCATACACAGCGATACCGTTAAGCTCTGCTGGGTCGATATTAGCAACGTCGCCAACTCGAACCGTTGGGAACCTAGCGCCGCCTGAGTCGAATCCTTGGATATCCTGCGGGTACTCGTTTCTGACAAATACACGTCTAAAAGATAATACGTTTACGATGACTGTCTTCGCGTCGTCTGAATGAATTTTTCTAAAAAAGAAAGAAGCGGAGCTGCTTAAAGCTGCAAACCTTTTCGGTAATCGGTGAGTCACTACAGATGCCTTATTGACTGTCGTTGATTCGTACAACGTATAAGTATCAACTGTTGACGCTTGATCTAACTGAATATCCCATTCATCATAGAAATAAGCAGAATCTTCTGAGCCTGCTCCAGTTTCTTTAGCGCTTACTGTCACTGCAGCGTATTCTATATATGATGCAGAGCTATCAGGTATTGTAAGCTCAACATAACCATCGATCGCTCTAACCTTTCCACTTGTGACCGTTATCTCAGCTGGTAAGTCGTCGGTATCTGAAGATGTTTCTGTTGATCCACTTATTTTTAATGCAAAAGTAAAATCACCGAGATATTCAGAATCTACTGAATTTATAAAAATATTTGGCGTGATATCTTTGTAATTCCCAGCATCTATATCAACCGCGCCAGTGTGAAATTGGTGCCGACCGTCCGGCCTTAATACTGGCGTGATCTTGTCTACTCGGCCAAAAATGTAAGGACTACAACGCCCGTCGCTGAACGTTGTCGTAGGAAAAAGTGATTGCGCTTTTGTGCCAGTGGTCGAAAGATCAAGACGTAATTTATTGGGCGCTATTTTATTGGCGCCGATCATTTTTCCGGTAATCCAAAGTGTATATGATGAAAATGTACCAGTTGCGTAACCGATGTATAGTTCAAACGGTCGATTAATTAGAATCTGTTTGTCTATTTTCAGATTTTCGTCAACGTGAATGACTAACGACGTTGAAACGTAATTAGGGCCAGCTTCGAATTCGTCAGGCATTATCTCCTCAATGAAAGGCCTTTCTAATATCGCTGTCTTAGTCGATAAGCCGATAACCGGATTATCTGAAAGATAAACAATTGAATCGTCAACAGACCTGTGTATCGATGGCTGCCCCATGATATTGGTGGTGTATTGCTGAAATTGGCTCCCGAATGTTTCTTGTATGCCCAGCGTTGATTTAAAAACAACGTTGAAAGGCTGGCCACTTGCCAAAATTGTGTTTGCTGTCATTATGTACCGTACATTGGTTGCTGCTGTATGTTGCTAGACGTTGCAGAATCTACAAATCTACTCACTTGATTAGCTAAAAATGATATATCTTTTGCATTTCTATTTGAAGCGTTATTACTTGCTTGATTGCTATTTGAAGCTGTTTGACGCTCGCCAGTGTTCGCGCTAATTCGCGGAATGCTCGACGCAAAGCCTTGACTACTTGAGGCTAGCTTATTAAATACTTCGGTTCCAACGTCACTAATGCCAAACAACGAAGCTATAACATTATTACTGCTCGCGTTAAATATCTGCGCTATTCTGTCCGCGTCTATGCCGCTTGAAGCTACCCAGTCTTGTCCGGCTTTCGTTGTTGTTTCAAACGCCGTAGCGTAAGACTCAGCAAGCCTCATTGCCGTGGTTTCGCCATTGCCAGCCGACGCATCAAAAAGCGTATCTAGCTCAACAAGGCTTCCGCCAATCGATGAAATTATGCTTTTCTCTGAGTCTGTAATTCCAAGCTCAACTTGAATGATTGAAGCTTTCAACTGTGCGACTATTTTCTCGTGATCTCGACTAAACTTTGTATTAAAATCTTCTATTCGAATAACGCCATCTTTTAAAGCTAAAGCCTGATTAGCTCCGGTCATTTCTCTGAATACGTCGCCTACTTTTTGTAGCTGCTCTTTAGCTAAGTCAACGCCGAAGAAAATAGAGTTTTCATCGAACCCGCCTAAAAATGATAACGCTGTTGAACCTGCTTGGCCTAAACCAACCTGAGTATTTCTACCTTCTTTGGTTGCCATATCAACGGCTGCTAATTGATCTTCGCCAAGCTGCTGAGGTGATCGAGCGCCGCTCTTGAATATCTTGCTAATCAATGGCCCCCCCATAGCAATAACCGCAGCAATAGCTGCTGTATAAGGATTTATTAGTTCAGTCAAACTTGCAAAGCTTTCAGCCATTGATCCGCCCGATCCAAATAAACCACCTTTTGCAAATAACCCGCCTATTTTTCCTGTTGAGCTAAATAATCCGCCGCTAGCAAAGAGACCAGATATCGCGCCTGGCTGTGTTGGCCCTACTTCGCTAGTTGTGCCGCCAAAAAGGCTTTTGAATATACCACTGACACCACTATCTGACCCCCCACCAAATACATCTTTAATTGAATCTAAAAACCCGCCACTAGAAGCACCTTCACCGCCACTAAAGAGATTTTTAAAGATATCTTTTAACTTATTGCTGGCAAATGTGGCTATTAAGTCAGAAACAATATCCTTGGCTAAATTCTTAAGACTATCGCCGAAAGATTTAAAATCAGTAAAAGCAGACTTGGTAAATGTCTTGAATGAGTCAAAAGCACCATTGGCGAATCGCTCCCAATATTCAGACATTACTGTAGTAGTTTTTTCGGTCTCAAGTCCAAGCGTTTTAATTGCCTCCTTATATTCTTTACTGCCTCGGGTGCCTTCCGGAAACCTTTTGTGAAGCTCTTCTAAAACTTTATCATAGCGAACGCCTGTTTTTATATTCTGAAGTATTGCCGCGTCGACAGTCTCCGCAGCGCTGTTATATTCACCGAAAACGTTAGCCGCGTCTCTGCTTTTATTTATCAGATCTTGAATAGATCCAACGTAACTATCCATCAACTTCGTGGCACCTTTAAATGCTGACTTGTTAGTAATCACGGTTGTTGTGTTTTCACCGATAACACCAGTCAAAGAACTAAATGAATCGCCAGCGTCATTAGTCGAATCTGAAAGTAATTTTGTTTGTTTTTCCTGCTCTTCTATTTGCTTCTTTATATTTTCAGATGCCGTCTTTGCTTGCTCAATCTCACTCTTAAGCCTCTTTATAGATACGCTAGCATTGATCGATCCGCTGGCAAATAGTCCAGTAGCTTTATTAGATGAAATTAGCTGTGCTTCTGCATTGGATAGATCCGACTCTAAACCCTTTAATATTTCCGATGTTTTAAATAGCTTGTCATTTAACGTCATAGCGTTATTGCCGGCGTTAATGCTTGCTATAAAATCGTTGTTTGCGTTTTTGGCCTGTTTGCTTTTGCTTATAAATATAGCCAGCGCACCAACGACCAAGGCTATTGCGCCAACTGGCCCGCCCAATAGCGACATAGCCCCGCGCAACAATCCGACCGCTCCAGTCATTGATGCGCTGGCTACAGTTGCTAATCCAGCCCGAGTAGTGAACATTGATAATGTAAGGCTAGATCCAGCGACAGCTGCGCTTAATGCAGTCCACACTGCAATTGAAGCCTTGACAGCTGCGAATGCGGTCAAAGCAGGCAATATAGCGGGCCGAATAGTATTAAGCGCCGACACTGTTAATATTAGTGAATCTATGACTGCTGAAAATGCACTACCTAATGACTGAACCGCTGCTATAGCACCGTCAGACTTAAGTATCCTTGTTAATAATTTTATTGAATTGCCCGCTGAATTTGCAAGCCCCTGCCCGCTATCTTTTACATTAAAGAAAGCTAATTGAAGCTCGAAAAATGCGCCTCTTAAATTGCTTGTTTGAGCGCCTAAAGTATCCATTTGGTCAGACATAGCGGAGCCAAAATTATTATTACCAATGCCCTGCAAATACCCCTCTATAGCCGACGCTTCTTTTTTAACTGTAGTCGCAACGCCCTGAAAAGTGAACGTGACTAGATCTCCTTGAGACTTGGCTTTTATACCGAACTCCTTGAGCCGTTCAAATTCGCCTGTCGCTGCATCTGCAACGGCCTCAACAGCCTGATTTAAACTCTTTCCCATTGCTGAGGCGGTGTTACCGTATGAGCGTAACGCCTCAATGCTCGGGTCTAAACCTAATGCTTTAAGCTTAATAAAGCCTTGAACTGACTGCTCAAGATCAAATGGAGTTGTTTTTGCGAATTCCTTTATTTCTGACAGTGCACCACTCGCCGCTGAAGCGCTACCCATTACAGTTTTAAGTGATGCGCCCATGGTTTGCATAGATGATGCCGCTTTAAATGTATCCCTAGCAAGCGCTACAATTCCGAGACCAGAAAAAACACCTACCAAAGATTTAAAAGAAACGCCCAAAGCATTACCTGTTTTCTCAGCGCGAGCGCCTGCCTTGTCTAGCTTTTCAAGCTCTTTTTGACCTCTTATTAACCCTTTCGGATTAACTTCAAATCCTAGTTTAGCTAAGTCCATAAATCACTTAAATATTTCATCGGTTATTCTTTTACGTCTGTCTTCATCTGATTCTATTTTACAGGGTGCAGGGCAATCAATGTCAGTTGCTTTCATGCTCATTTCTGCGTGAATAGATGACAATTGAAATAATGTTTCAACCTCCCACGCCGAAAGATTTAGCCCCATTGAATGCATCCATTGATTAATTTCACTGTATTGGATTCCTGTAAAACCATTAACTGAACTTCTATTAAACCCGAGCGATTCTATATGCCTTATTAAATCGTACCCCCCATCGATATTGGGCAAATCAAACTTATATGTTTTATGTCGAGGCTGCATAATTTGCCCCGCTACGCTTGACTCTGGCGTAACACCAAGCCAAACGCACGCAGCAATATAATCTTTTAAGCTTTGCCTCAGCGTCCCAAAAAATTAGCACGCTCCACAATAAAATTATCAACTTGTTCACGCGCCCAGTCACAAGCTTTGTAGAAATCAACGGCTCCGGCGTGGCTAGACTCAACCTCTTTACCGTTAAGACCGACTCGCTCAAATCTCAAAGTGCATCTAGCTAAAAGATCATAACCTAGTTGCTTTGCCTTTGATCCAACAGGGGCTTTTTTACCCCTGAACTTACTTTCAATTTCAGAGATATAAGCTTTGTATTCTTTGCTGTCTTTTCCGAGCAAGTAAGCACAAACTGGTTTTGTCTCGTCGTCATCTTCAAAAAGCTCCTCACCTGTTGCAGGGTCGCAAAATATATATTGTACACCCTCAGTGTTTGCTTTTTTCGTTGAGTACTTATCTTGACTAAAATCAAGCATTATACTGTACCTTTAACGACTGGTGTTTGAAAAAGCATGGCAATCTCACGCATCAGCCAATCATCAGCGCCACCTTGAATCTCACCCGATTTGCTAACTTGTATTGTGTACCATCGAAGGTCAACACCGTTTGCATGTGCATATTGAACAGATAAAACATCGTCTTTAGAAAGTTCGGCAGCTTCTATAATGTCCCAAAAAGCAGTATTTGCTTTTTTGTATTTGAGATTTATTGAGCCGCTTCCTAAACGTCTACTTGTTTTAACAGATGCTTTATCTAAAGCGCTATAGCTATCATCTTCTTTGACGTCCCATTCAGGGTTTGGCCCCTGATAAGCGACAATCTCAGAAGATGTCGCCGGCGTGAATGTTAAAGCCTCGTATCCAGTTTCGTCGTATGTTGATGGGGCTGCTGCTGATACTGAAAAAACAGAACCCGCGTTAGTTTGAAAATCACTCATTTTTTATACCTGCTCATTTTTGGTTGGTTTAATTTTTTGCTTAGAATCATTTTTTTTCATCTTTGCTGTTTTCTTTTCTTGATTCCAGCCCTTTGCCTCGTAGGCTTTTAGCTCGCACTCGTAAGGGCTTACAGAATCAAAGCCCTCTTTAAATAGTTGGATTCTCTTCATCGATAAACCTCGTAGTAAATAGAAATAGGCGTGATGTGCCATCCGTTAACATTGAAAGACGGCCCGACTGTTGGCGCTCTATCTATTCTAATGTCAACATCAGCGCTAGTAAATTCTGTATTTTTAGGGAATGCGCTCAGTACGTCTTGAACCATCAAATCTCTATTACCTGAGCCGCTCTTAACGCATCGATCTATCTGCAAAATGCAAGGCACCCTATCGACGCCATAATTTTCTTGTTCAGATCTTGACTCTAAATAACTTACTTTTAAATAACGTGTGTGTTCAGACTTGTCAAAATCATTGTTTTCAAAAGAGGCTGGATAGTGTAGATTGACTATAACCGGATCAATTAAATTCATAATCGCTGGCGTGGTCATTTATTGACCCTCGCTTGTTCTGAAACAATAGAATTCCAGTTTCTAACATTCTTTCTCAGCATTCCAGATGGCGCTTGAGGTGAGTGCTGATTATACTCAAGTGGTATAATGTACTCGACATTATTTGAATAAGTAAAATTCTGAAACAAGTTTGGCGCCCCGTCAGATATCCAACCCTGTTTTGCTGTGCCAAATTCAATAGGCGTATCTTCTTTGACTCTTGAGCTAAGAACCAAGCATGAATTAACGTATACTTTAGATATATCGC